CCGGTACCGGAAACTGCTGGCCCGGCCAGGCGGTGATGAGCTGCGCCGCGCCTTCCATCCCGGCGACGCGAATCAGATCCCGCGCGCCGCGTGGAAACAGCGGCAGACGGGAGAGTTCGGCGAGCAGCTCGGGGGTCATCTCAGCCGCCGACCTTCTGCTGGCGCTTGATCAGCGCGGTGATGACGGCCTGCTTGCCGGCGACGTCGGCCCACTCGATGCGATCCTTGCCGGTCAGGCGCTTGACCATCGTCGGCCCGGCCTTGCTCTTGTGGATGTAGGCCCAGGGCAGCTTCATGTCGGCCAGCAGCGCCTCGATCTTCTGCAGCTGCGGATCCGCGTCGATGCCTTTGGGCTTGCCGGCATGGCCGGCATAGCCGGCGCCGCGATTCAGGTGGTCGAGCACCGTATTGACCTCGGCGTAGGACATGTCGTTCAGGCTTTCCTTGCCGGTCAGCGACTTCTGCAGGCGGTGGCGTTCGTCGCTATCGATGCCGGCCGAGCGGCAGGCGGCATGGATGGCCTTGATGCGCGCGGCCTTGCGCAGCCCGAGGCTGCTCATGGCTTGCCCCTCGGGATGATCGCGCGGAGGCCGGAGGCCGGAGGACGGCCGGAGGCCGGTCCCGCGCAGCGGGATGCGTCGTAGACGCACAAAAGAGCCTCGAAATAGCCGTCGACCGCAGCAGCCAGCGTGTGGAACGGCAGGAAGGCGAGCGTCTGCCAGCGCGGGGCGCGCAGGGGGAACAGGGCGCGTTTTTGGGCGGGGGTCATTGCTTCGGCCCTTGCGGCGCATCGGCCCAGAACAGGACGTTATTCACCGGCCAGCCGTCGGCATTGCGCCACTGATCGCCGTCGAGGAAACCCATCCAGGTATCGACCTCGCCTTCGCCGATGCACAGCACGTCGGTGTCGGCATCCGGCAGCACCTCGTCAGCGCGGTGCCACTCGATTGTTTCGCTCATTGAAATCATCTTGCGATCCGTTAAAACCATCTCCCCAAGCCCGCGTTGTAACGGGCTTGAGGCGAGGGTTTAGGTGTTGACCGCGTCCTTCAGCGCCTTGGCCGGGCGGAACTTGACGGCCTTGTGCGCGGGCACGGGGATGGCTTCGCCGGTCTTCGGGTTGCGCGCTTCGCGGGCATCCTTCTGCTGGGTGACCAGCTTGCCGAGACCGGGCAGCACGGCTTCGCCGTCTTCGACCAGGCCGGCGCCGATGACATCGCCAGCGGTTTTCAGGACAGCCTCGACGTCTTTCTTGCTGACGCCGGAGACCTGGGCGGTCTTGAGGATGAGTTCGGATTGGTTCATGGATTTGCCTCCTTGGGCAGGGTTGGAAATGGGTTTAGCGGCCACAGGGTTGATAGGGCACGTACCAGCCATGCGGCTCGCCGGTGCGCGGTTTGTTGTTGAACTGGAGGGCGACGGCTTCGGTCTTGCAGTCGAGCACCTTGAAGACGATGCCGTGATCGAGTGCGAAGGCGAGCTGCTCGCAGGCGGCCTTGACGGCGTCGAGGCGGTCCGGCGGGCAGCTGCAGAGGTTCGCCCAGGAGCCGGAGACGTTGACCTTGATCTGGTAGCGGGGCATCAGTAGACCTCCGTACCGGCGGCGAAGGCCTGCATTTCGGTGCTCGCGGCGTCGATCTTGTCGGCGATTTCCTGCAGCAGCCACATGGTGCCGTTGTCGACCTCCGACCACTCGACGGCCATCGCTTCAATCTTCTTCTTGATGCTGGCCAGGCTACGCTTCTGGCCGGTGGCGAGTTGTTTGATGGAGGTGGCCATTACGCCGCCTCCTTCTTCTCAAGCACCTTGGCCCAGGCCGCCCAGCTCATGAAGCTGGCGAATAACCACATCCCGCCCAGGATGAAATGACCGTTCCACAGCAGTGCGCCAGTCACCAGGGAGTCGATCCAGACGTTCATCCATAACGGAAGCGCCGGTTTTCCGAGTGCCTTTAAACGCGCCTCGCTCGCATCGGAGACCACCAAAAACGAGAGCACGAAGGCGACGGTGGCGATGCCGGCGAAGACGTTCATGGCGCCTTCCTTGCCGTAAAACAGCCCGGCCACCAGCAGCGCCGCGATGATCGCGTTGAAGGCGATCGCTTTCAGAGCGCGCTTCATTGGGTCACCTCCGCCAGCTCGGTTTCAAACGGCACCACCACGAAAGCTTCGCTCTGCCCGATGCGGATGCCTTCGACGTGCTTGGCCTCTTCCGGGTTGGCCTTGATGGCGTCGCGGTTGAGGCTGGGGGTGCGGCGGACGAACTCTTCCAGGCCGGCGGCTTCGCAGTTGGCGATGACCTGGTCTTCCGGCAGCGTCAGGCGCACGCTGGGCGGGTTCATGCGCCAGACGATCTCGCCGGCCGGGAAGGCGACGGTCTTGTACTTGTAGTTGCCGGTCAGCGCCATGCGGTTGGCTTCGGCGAAGGTCTGCAGGCCGGCGGTGAGTTCCTCGATCTTGCGGCGGTAGGGCTCGGCTTCGCGCTCGAATTCTTCCTTGAGCGTGGCCAAGGCGTCGTTCATGTTGGCACCGATGCGCTGCAGCTCGCGGCTGGCGATGCCGATGGCGGCGATGGCGGCGCTCGCCGCGTCGCGGTTCTGTGGCACGTCGACGCCGGCAGCGGCGGCTTTGATGCGGGTTTTGGTCTTGGCCATGTTGGCTCCTAGAGGTGGCAGTAATTGATGAGGGTCTTGCTGCGGGCGAGCGGGCCGGCGGGGTCGACGGCCTCGCGGCCGGCTTTGGTCAAGCAGATCGGCTTGCCCTTCTGCCCGGGCGACGGCATGTCCACGAGGCCGGCGGTCTTGAGGCGATACAGCGCGTGCGAGGGGTAGTTCGGGAAGCGCGCATAGACCTGGTCGCTGGTCATGCCGCCCGGGCCGCGCAGGGCGAGCAGGATCTGGTGATCCAGGCTGCCGACGAGAATGCCGTTGACGCGCTCGGGCCGGGTGCGGAAGGCGTTGTGATGGCCGGGCATCAGACGGCCTCCTGGAAGAGGCCGAGGAAACCGCGTAGCTTGGCAAGTACCGGTGGCTGCAGGGTGACCGACAGGTCGGTGAAGTGCATGTCCATGCAGCCGCTGCTGTAGATCGCGAACTCGACATCCTTGGGGTCGGCAACGTTGATGTCTTCGACGATGGTCGGGATGAATCCGCCGATCTGCGCCATCTGCTGAGCCAGGCTGGCCGGGGGAAGGTCGGCGGCGTCGTGGTGATGGACGTCGAGGCTGGTGCCGTGGATGTCGTGGGGGGCCGGCCCCTTTACCCAGTCGTAGGCAATCTGAGGAGTCCCCTCGGCCTTGCTTTGTGTATCGCCGGTTGCGGTCAACGCCGCTTGTGTCTCACTTTTCGCGGTTTGTTGAACACAAGGCTCGACGGTTGCGGTCGACGCCGGAGCGATGGCGGTTTCTTGATCGTGTTTTGATTCAGCGCCGGCCGACTTGAAGCGGATGTCGATCAGCAGACCGGGTCGCGGCTTGTAGATGACCGGCGGCTTGGCGCGGTTGAGGAGCATGACATGGTTGTCGATGATCGAATCCACATACTCGAACTTCTTGATTAGTTCTTTGCGGGAAATGCCGGATGAGCCGGCGGCGACAATGGCGTCCAGCACTTGCTGGCGGGTAACTTGGGTTTCGCCCTTGGGCATGGTGAAAACCTCCGGAGGGGTGGCCGGCGTGACGGCCAGTGGGTTACGGCAAGGGCAGGCAGCGCGGCCGGCCTCGGTGATGAAGAAGGTGTCGTCGATCTTTTCGGCGAATCCGCGCCGCACCAGGGCGTAGAGGTCCCTGGTGCCAGCATTAGGCCAGCGCTCGCCGGCCTGTGTGACATCGATGCCGCCCGGCGCGCGCAGCGCCTGCAGGGCGCGGATTTCGGCGGAATTCACTGCCACGTCCCGGCGATGGCCCAGGCGCGCGACCAGGGGAAGCCAAGCCGGCTCCACAGGTCGTAGGCGTGGGCGAAGCGCTCGCAGAAGTTGCGCAGGCGGCGGAGGGTTTTCATTGCTTCACCTCCGACCAGACGACGTAGCATTCGAAGCGGACGGCCTTGTAGTCGTGCATCGTGCGACCGAGCAGCGCGTCCCAATGCTGTCCGGCCGCGCAGTCGTCCTTGAAGATGGCGTGCAGCAGCGGCGAGGCCGAGACAGTGATGCGCGGCCGCCCGCCGTCGCGGGAAAAGCGCACGTCCTGGACGTAGACGCCCTGGCCGACCAGCCAGCGCACGCAGGCCTTGAGGTTGTCCAGCTGGGCGTCGATATCGGCCAGCGCGGCGGCGCGGCGCGCTTCACCGGCCTTCCAGTTGCTGTGGGTGTGGGAAACGGCTTGGGGGTTCAATTGGCACCTCCTGAAATGGGTTTGTGCGGGCAGGTCTGGCAGGTCTTCCAGTGCCGGACTTCCCGGACATTGCTTGTCGGGCAGCGGCGCAGAGCGAAGCCGGCGCAGTCTTTCGGGGTGATTTCTGCCTGCAAATGCGGGCAGATGAAGCGGTTGAATCTCGCCAGCACGGCGGCTTCAACATGCGCGCCGTTGTAGTCCGGCTCATTGATCCAGCGGCTAATCGATGTCCGGTCATAGCCGATTTCCTTAGCGATGGCGGCTTTGGTCATGCCGCCTGCAAGCATCCCGAGGACGATCTCGCGAGCGTTATTCGACATGGCCTGCCTCCGCTTCGCTAACGATCTCGACCAGCGTCTTTTCGCTGTTCGGGTCATAGACGCCGCCGTTCATGCGCGCCACCGGGGCCAGACGGCCCAGATCGCGCACCAGCAGCCAGCGCTTTTCGCCATTGCTGGTGGGCAACGCAGGCGCGGCGCGGCGCGGCATTTCATGCAGCACGCCGACTTTCGTCAGCGCCTTCACGTAGCGGCGCAGGTTGTTATGCGGGTCGCGCGCCGCGCTTTCATCGGCCAGCGCATTGCGCACCAGGTCGGAAAGCGTGAATTTCCGCTTGATTTGCATGGCGCGCCAGGCTTTCTGGCGCAGCGTGCCCTGGATCACATGCGGCAGGCCGTGCGGGTGCTTGGGGCCGGGTTTGTTGGGCACGATCAAGCCCCTTTCCGCATTGGCTTGACGACCGCGCTGCGCCGCGTCTGCCAGTCGAACATCATCTCCATGCCTTCGCAGTCGGCCAGCGCCACGCGGCCGCTGGTCTTTTTGCCGATGCGTTCGGCCACCGCGATGCCGTCGATCACGTTGCGCACGCGGCCACCGCTCTGGTGGTGCAGGTAGCCCACCAGGTCGTCGGCGATCTGCACTTCGGCCAGCTCGTCGCACAACTGGCGCACGTCCGGCAGGGTCGCCATCTTGAATTCAACAACGGCGGCAAAGCGGCTGGCGATCTGCGCATGGCGGCCGATCTTGGGAATCACCCGCTCGTCGCCGGCATAGACGACCAGCGTTTCGGTGCGATCGCTGAAGTCGCGAATCTTCTCCATCACGGCGGCGTTGTCGGCCAGGCAGAAATTCACTTCGTCGATCACCAGCGGCGTGCCGGTGCCGACCATGTAGGAGAGCAGCCGCTCAAACAGCGCATGCGCGCTGCCGGTGCTGTCGATCCCGGCCTTGGTCGCCAGTTCTTTCATAAACTGGCGGGGCGTCCAGCCTTCATTGGCGCGCAAGTGAATGGCATCGTTCTGCACCGCCCAGTAATCGATGTTCTCGGTCTTGCCGGTGCCCGGCGGGCCGAAGACCAGCACATTGGTGGCCTCCAGCGCGCCGCGCGACAGCGCCTTGTTGATACCGGCCTCGAAGGCGACGTAATTGCTGGTTTTGACAAACAGGTCTTTCATGTAAACTCCCTGGTTACGAGGTTGCTGCTTCGTGCTTCAAAAGGGTGGTCGTCAGTTGGCGCTGGCGACTGCCCGCTTCTCAAAATCCCCTGCATCCCCGGCCGCTGCGGCATCCAGCGCGCCCCACAAGCCGATGTCGTCGATCAGCCGCGCCAGTGGCACGATCTTTTCGGCTTGTTCCAGCAGGTAGCGGGCGCGCGGCGCATTGATGTCGGCCCGGTTGGCGGCCAGATGGCGCACCAGGGCGGGGTCTTCCATTTGGTTGATGCGCCGGTTGCGGGCGATCTCCATGTCCGGCGGCGTTTCCAGCACCTGCGCGCTGGCCACCGGCGCGGGATGATCGATGCGTAGCGCGGTCGACTCGATATAGGGGCCAGAAATCGGCATGTCGAAGACCGCCCCCGGCCGCTGCGCCTCAATGGCGGCCTTCTTGATGTCAAGCCGGCCGATCTGCGCGTCGACCCGCTTGTTGAGCGCGATCTCGACAAAGCTCTGCATCCGGTAGCCGCGCGATTCGTAAAATTCGGCGACGTACATCGGTACGCCGGCCATGTTCTTGATATAGACCTGGCTGCCGTCCTCGATGTCGTAGGCCACCAGCACATCCTCGCCGTTATGGTGGTCAAGGTCGGCGTGGTGGTAGCGCTGCCCCATGATCTGCACGCAGCCGCGCGTCACGCGCTTGACTTCGTGCACCCGGAAGGCGTCGAGCAGCTCTTCGCCAGATAGCGGCTTGCGCTTCCAGCCGCTGGCAACGAACTCAGCCAGCCGCTCGTTCGGCGTCATGTGCCGGCGTTTTCCGGTCTCAGCATCGACGACCGTCGGCAGCGTGCGGTGGGGCAGGTCATTGAATTCGGCAACCACCCGCTTGACCCAATCCACAGCATCCTGCCAGCAGGAAAAAACCACGCCGCAGCCCACTTTTTCGGCTTCGCGCCGCAGCCGGTCAAACTCGGCGCCATCGGCAGCATTGGCGGCCTTGGTCAGCCGGTTGGTGACCTTGTGAATGCGAATCTGCGTCTTACTGTCCTGCCCGGCGCCCTTGTAGGTGGCCAGTTCCTTGGCCCGCTCTTCAAGGTAGCGGTTAAAGCTCTCGGCGATGCCGTTCGCCTGGCTGTTGCCGGGAATGTTATGCACGATAGTGATGCCGCGCCGCGCCGCCAGCGAGGCAGCCGGGTCGAATTCAACGCGGTCGTTCTTCACCGCGCCGGTGTTGTCCGTCTGCCAGAACAACGGCTCGCCGTCTTCAACGG